TTCAATCTCTTTATCGCGGCTATGGCTGTGTTGAAGTTTCTTTTTGAATCGTGTCTGAGTTCAAAGCCTTCTTTCTTGTATTGCTGCTGCATTTCTAGAAGGTTGGTTTCTAAAACGTCCGTGAGGACAAATACGATGTTGGTTATCGTATTCAGTTTGTCTGTTCCTTGCATGATCGTGTATTTTTTAACAATTATTCTATTTGATACAAGCTATTTTAAAGCCGTACAATTAATTTTACTACATGGAAGCATCAACTACAGGCTTTCTTGTTGAAATTCTTGTCACAGGGCTGGGAATGCGGTCTATCGTCCTCTTTCTTCACCCTGTCAATCCATCTTTGAAACTTGGCAGCTACAAGAGGACAGTGGATGCGCAGGTTTCTGTCGCGTTCCGCTTCCCATTCACGTATCTTTATAAGCGTTTCGGTATTCATTGAAATAATGTTTTTTGAATTCTTGATAAAATGTACTTGTTAGCATCATTGTAGAAATTCCTGTCGATCTCAAAACCGTATGCCTTTCTTCCACATTGCGCAGCAGCCAAAAGCGTACTTCCACTTCCAGCTACAGGGTCTATAACTACATCACCCTTATCGGTGAAGATTTCAATCAGTCTACGAAGTAAGGGAATAGGTTTCTGTGTTGGATGTACTTTAGGATTATCATCATCTCTAACCCAGTCGAAGCAGTTGAATATCATCCTTCCATCATTATTGAATTTCGGTAGTTTATCTCTATATAACAACAAACCGTATTCACAATTACCAACAATCTTCATATTGGCTTTTAATACTTGTGCGGAAAAGTTCTTACGGAATACCAACGGAATGTATTTCATTAGCCCGTACTTCTTACCAAGTTCTATGAACATGAACTGCTGTTCGTATTCGCAGAATATTATCATGCAAGGGGATTTACCGGGTTTCTTCGGTTCTTTTACCATCATGTCACTGCAAAAATGCATAAACTCGGCAGGACGAAATTCATTTTCTGAATTAAAAAACTTTTTCCCAGCAAGATCGCTCTCTCCGTTTTTATTATCCCCATTTTTATACCATGAAGGATTGCTTGCATAAGCATTAGTACCCAAATTATAAGGCACATCCGCTATAATCAATTGTGCTTTAGGTAATTGATAGCTACGAAAATTTTGAAATGAATCTCTATAGAGTTCAATATCTTTCATAATTACTTCTTTAAAAAATTATTGCATATTTGCCCATATCTGTCACAAGCATACACTCTATGCCCTTTAGCCTTACAATACGCAGAATTGTCCCCGAAGTTCGAAGCATTCTTGCAATTCCGGCATTTTACATATACGGATTCCGGTTTGACTTTCTTTGCCATACTGTCAGTATTTTCACGGCTTCCTCGTCCCCGGATTCCGCCCGACGTTTCAATTCGTTGTACAAAGTCAAAGAAGAATATCCTTCAGGTGGAATAAATTTTCTGTTCTCTATTTCATCCTGCACCCTTTTTCGGTTTATCGCGTCCAGCTCATAATTCCTTTCGGAATTGAACTCCTTGAAGAAAGCATTGCCTATTCTTCTGGCATCGAAAGACGCGAATGAATTGTCATACTTCCCGGCCTTGTAGCGTGCGAAAAACAGCATCAGTTCGGAAAGCTTGTAAGCCTTGGCCTGTGAGGCAAAGGATTGGCAAAAGATTCTTATCCCGTCGGCAACGCCTTTTTCCTTGCTGTTGGAAGCCCCGAATATGCCGGACACCTGTATGTCGATCCAGTATTCGGAAGAGCCACAGCCGTAAAGCGCATCATACTGCATCAGTGAAGGGCAATCTGCCATATAAGCCCTTTCCGGGTTTTGAAGGGCATATCCCCACTGGACCGGTGAAAATACTCTTTCAACCTCAGAACGGTCTTTCCATTTGGTCAGCCAAGCCTTCTTCGAGGTCTCGCTTATGTTGTTGTAGCAAGCTAAGAGCGTAGGCGTTAGCTTCCTGTTTGTCTGTATAATTGCGCCTATTGTTGTTTCCATTGTTCCGTTGTTTTTCAAGTTCAATTTTCAGCCATCGGGCAAAATGCGATTTTGCATCTTGGGGTGATTTAACAGTTTCTCCCTCGTTTTGGAGCTTCATAAAGAACTTCTCCAAATAATCATAAAAATCAGGAGGCGCGAAATCCTTATATCCACATAAACGAGTATTCATGCAGACAGCTTCCATCCATGAACTATTCGACTTCAATTCTTCATAGCACTCATCCAACCCTCTTTCAAAAATCCCAGTCGGAATTTCTTCATACGCGCGCGGGGGAGAGAGATAATTATCTTTGTCTTTATCTTTGTCTAATGCGCGTACATTATACTGTAAGGGCTTAGGTACTACTTTAGGTTCATGGTTAGGTATAAGGTTAGGTACTACTTTAGGTTCAACTTTAGGTGTCAAATTTTGATAGCTAATCTGATACCTTGTTTTATCCCGTTGTCCTTTTCCGCCTGATTTGAATGTGATAAGACCCGCCTGAACTAATCTGTTACGTGCTGATTTCATTGAGTTGACCGACACTCCCACGTCAGATGATACCTTTGTATCACTACGCGTCCAGCTATCCACCCAGCCTAAACGATTCGCTGTTTTTAGCAAGTAAAAATAAAGCCTCGTTTCACAGCAGGTAAATTCCCAGTCTTCGTCAAGAGACCAAAACCAATTAATCAGTTCTATATAAGTCATATATCTTTCAAATAATTATCCACCACTTTAATAAACTCGTCTAATGACCGAACAACGATGTATTTGTTACCATTTGCCTCACATTCCTTTTGCCATTCTTTTTGGACCGGTCTTTGGTATTCTCCCGGCTTTTTCATTTCCACACACAAAGCTCCATAGAAACGATTGCTCTTAAGAAGTATCAGGTCTGCGACTCCGGGAAGCATACCTTCATCTTTCATATAAGCTCCGTTCCTTGCAGAACGTCTTGCCGCATTAGGAACAGCAAACAGCATATTTCTGAGATGGGGATATTTTAAACGGAAATATCTAACACAAGAACATTGTATTTTATGCTCTTCATTTTTGGGCTTACTACGGCTGCTTGCCACACAAGCCTTGGATTTCATCTCTTCGTATGTCATAATTATTATTTGTTTATGTAGTACGGCATTATTTAAATCCCCATTCTTTCATGTAGTCAATGTTTTCAGGAAATCCTTCTACCAATATAGGGCTGAGGAATATCTTATCACTTTTTAAATTTGATCCTCCCCATTCGGTGGGTGGACACTTTTCATATTCTTCTTTAGAAACTTCACTTACACAAAAATGTGTCTGAAAGCCATATCCTTGTACACTTATCCTAAATAACCGAATTTACGTAATGCCCACTCAAAAGCAATATCTCTATAAAAGTAATGTTTGGAGAATACTGCTACATATATCTTATGTGTAAAATTCCCTGTTTCTGTCAAATCCGGATTACATCTGATACAGAAATATTTAATACGTGAAAGTATTTTTTTTGCAAAATTCTCATATTTTTCACAATCCTCTTTTGAAAGAAACTCCTCCCCATCATATGCGATGTAAACAGTCTTAGTAATTTCTTTTGTTTCCATGTTATTCTTTTAATTAAAGCCCCGAAGCGTATTCTCCGGGGCACAACCATTATTTACTAACCCTTGCCATTGATGTGTGGCTCACATTTATGAGGGATAAGCAGGAGTCGAACCTACACAAGTATCGTCTGATTTCTCGCTTTCGTCCGTAGATTGGCTATCCTACGATCTTTAAACTACTCAACAAATGTATTACTCTCAGCTACGGTCTTGATGACTTCCATTTCTATGTACACTTGAAATTTCCATTCATTTAGTCTTAGCACCCTATGACCATTTTATCCCATGTTTGCCCACCCTATCTTCACAGACCGGGAAGGCATAAAGTTTATAAGAAAATAAATCTAAAATTATCCTCACCGTTAGGTTCTTCGCCCGGCATATCATTACCGAAATCCATCGGAATGAACCAATCTGAAATAAACTCTTCCATAACTAAATCAAATCAATTATTTTGGTTTTAACAATCGCATCCAATCTCATATCAGACAAACCTTGTGAAAGGTGTTGTTCCATCAAAGTGTTTGCCTCCTTTAAATCCTTTGCGCAAACCAAATTATAGTATTTCAATTCTTTCTCATTGCCGTTCTCATCAATCTGAGTATCTACAATGGTAGCCTTGAAGAATGGCTTGTCTTCTGTCTTTTCGTTGATTATCTCAATGATGTTTGAACGTGAAATGGAGAAGACATCAGATTCCATATTATCGGATGCGTACTGTTCAAGCCCTTTGGCTTCCGCTTCTGCAAAAAGTGAGCAGTCTGTAATGAAGTGTTCTTTTACTTCTTTTTCAAGACCGTCCTTGTTAGGTTTCATCACCTTTAACTTTACCTCGTAATACATATCATTCCTCCTTTGTCTTGTTACGTTCCTTAATCATTGCATCAGCTATTTGGTAAGCTGATTTAGCCTGTCCTTTATAGTAGTAGTTTGTAACACTAACTTCTTTGGACGGGAAAAACAATGTGACAATCCTGTTCCATAAAGTTCTCCTGCGTTTTGCTGTCATCATCATGCACTTCATTGCTTCAAGCGCAATATGATCGCGCGAAATATTCGATTCCATAATTTTATTGCTTTAATTGATTAATAATTTGTCTTTTGATTTTCTTGTACAGCTTCCCGACAAAACGTCCATGCTTCTCTGTTCCGTCATCGGGCAACTCGTTTTTATAAATATGAAGAAGTAACTGGATGAGAAGCACTTCTTGTTTTGTCAAAGTAAGTTTCATGATAATAACCTAAAGGAGCGATTCTATATCGCAAAGTTCAGCATATATCAACATCAGCCATACTATTATTTGTAACAGGATAGCCATATAATTATCACTGTCATTCTTATAAAACAATTTATCAAGAAAGATATTGCCATAATGATAAAGGCACTAATTCGTATAATCATTGTTTCAGATATGAAATTTGTTTTGTTCGACCTCTATCTCCATCAACTGAATCAAACGTTCTTCGTCTGGAGATGGGATATATATGCCACATTGGGCACTCGAAAAATTCCGAAACCGCTCAATAGTTAGGCTCATCTCCGCGCTGTCAAGATCAGAAGAACTTCGTAGATACTTTATCCGACCCAAAAACTTGTCTTCTCTCTCACGGACGAAAGTGTCTTTGTTGCAGAGAATCTTGTAATAGTTCCGCTTTACATATTCCATCGTTTCACCGATTTGGCAACCGAAATAAGCAAGGCAGACATGAAGGTATTTGTTCTGATTTAAAGATCTTTGCGGTTTCTTTTCCGTCAATTCAAACACCTTCTGTTCCTTTATCAACTTCTCCAGCTTCGCTCTTGCCTGCTGGACGTGGAGAGGATTAGAGCCATCGTACTTCATCAGAAGGGCAAATCTAGATCATTATCCGACACGCTAGGAGCATTATTTATATCCTCTGGGGTGGGTGATGTATTCTGAGGTATAAACTCTTTGAGGTCCCCGCAGATATAGTTCCTTCCTTCTACCCGTTCCTCCTTTTTAGGGGAACAAGTGATGAAATGCGTATGCCCAAACTGGGATTTCTCTCTGCGCTCGATAACAGCCACATTCACATAGATTCTTTCAACTCCATCTTTACACTTAATTTTCTTCATCTGCTCACGAGGTATATCAGAGAGACAGATAGAACCACTTAAAATTGCCATAATTAATTTTCTATTTTTTCTTTTAATAAATACTTGGTTAAATCTCTGTATTCTACCCACTCTAAAAAAGAGTGTAATAGATTCATATTATCCTGCTCCATACCATCATAACGATAACATGTAATAGCAGGCTCATAGCGTTTCAATGGAAGTCCTCTGACATCATATCCATGCTTATCTTTGTCGTATCCTTCAAAGATGAACAAGTCAAAGTGAAACACGTCTAAATTGAATAGCTGGAGATAAAATCGCCATTGGCAAGAATTGATGTAATCGGCATCGGTAGGATAAGAATATTTAGTCTTAATGTCCCTGATCTCCACACCATTCACCATATCGGCACATCCTGTTATAATAGCATCTCCAAAATCCTTATACAGTCTTATCTCATGAAAAGCATTCGGGTATTCGTTACGATAGGAAAGCGCGGTCTTGCATTGTGCAATATCCATAATCACTTTATCACCTTCAATGTCAAAGGATCTACCACAAGGAACAGGCTCTTTTTGTTCTTTATTATAATGGAGGAAGGTACGTTCTCCTGCATCTACTTTATCACATTTCGGTGTACCTTCTTCCACTATTTTATGAAATGCCTGTCCAATTTTTGTATACACATTACCCGTGAACTTGCCTGTTATACTGTCAATAACGGATTGCTCCGTTATCTCATAGTTGGCATAATCGCTTTGCTCTATGTACTTTCGGAATGCTTCTAAAATTGTTACGCGAATTAGCGGTATCATACTTTCACGAATAACTTTTTATCTTGATCGAAAGTGAATCCTTTTGCTGCAAGACTCTTCTGCATCTCAGAAAAGAAGGGTACTCGCATAATTTTAGGTAATAGTTTTGTAGCCTCCATCAAGGCAAGAATATCTTCATCGGTCATTGCGGCGGCAAGCTGTTCACGTATTGCCGCAAGCTGTTCATTAGCTTTTGCTTGTGCTTCTCCTTTTCCTTGAATTGATATCTTCACTTTCGATATAATGTCAGACATACATGTATCAAACTCGGTTGTTCCATAATCAGGTATTACCACAGTTCCAAGTCCTGCTACATTTTTGCCTACAAAATTATCCAACGGTGCAAATGAAATAGAACGCTTCCCATTTTGTATGAATACATATCCAACTTGGTCAGCTATCCTGACAAGCAGGTCTTTTGATTGCCCTGTGCAATCCGGAGAGTGCTTTATCACATCACCGTCTGCCGTTTCCTTGTCATGGCATATAAAAACAATGTCAGAACCATTCGAGCGAAGAAAGTTGACGAACTCTTTAAAGTCCTCGCCCATCTGCCCAAACCGTTTTAAAGTATTCGTTTTCAATTTATAATTATTGTCAATAGCATATTGACTCAGATAATCGTCTATCATTGATTTGGCTGTATCGACAACTATTGTTTTGTAATCTTTCATAGATTCACGTTCTGAATCAATATCTTTCCAACATTTAGCCATTATGGTATCACAACGTTGTACTGCGCGGTCTGCCCCCCTGTCGCAATCTATCAATAAAGGATTATCCGCTGTTGTAGCTACTGAGGTTTTCCCACTTCCGGGTACTCCATATAATACAATAATTACAGGACGCTCCGGTAAAACATCATTTTTCTTAACTATAGGCATAATATTTAAATTTTAAAATGTTCGCTTTTACCAACACAAAAAAGGCAGGTCCGCAGTCCTTACAAAGTTCCGCTTCCTGCCATGATATCTTTCCACTTCTTCAAGTTCGTTTTCTAGAGAATCGATTTCTTCATTAAGCAAGGATATATACTTGCCCTTACATTCAGCATTGAATGTGAGCCTTACCGATTCCTCACTCATTGACTGGACTATATCAAGCTCTGAATAAAGCTTTTCCAATTCATCGCTTATCTGGCTTATAGTTCTCATACCTTTTCAAGAAATTGGATCGGCAATGAGCATACACCTTTCATATTAGGATATTTGACATCAGCATATCCGTTAGCGATATAAACTATTGTACCTGTCAACGTATCACCTATCTCACGTACTTTATCACCTTTCTTCATAACCATTTATTTTAAGTTTATCTAATTATTGTGGCAATGGTTTCCAAAAATCAATGTCCCATGCCCGGTTAGTATTTCCACATATCCAAATGTTCTTCTTATGCTCACTATCGAATACCAACATCCCGGTATTCACAAATTTCCCGGAACTCTTTACAAACACTCTTGTGTCTAATGGTGGAGGATCTTTTTCTGCATTCCTCCATTTCATGGATTCCAAAACAAATTGAGCACCTTTTTCAAAATCCACTGATGCTGTTCTTTTGTGCGTAATTCCATGTATGCCATTTGCATACTCTCTGGCTTTCTCCTTTATTATATTTATATCCATAACTTAACTTGTTTCCAATTAAAAAACTCCTGCTATCTTCACAGACTACAGGAGCAAAACCTAAACGACTTAATCTATCACTTATGATAACTTACAGCCACCGTCAGCGGAATCGGACCGCCATACTATCCGTTAAATGAAAGTAGAGATTAGAACAGATAATTATTTATGTTTATTACCTTAGACAGTACCAACCATGGACGGTGAAATTCCGTACCTATATTCACATACCGGCACGGACAGACAGCAAAAACTTTATGAAAATAACAAAAAAACTAGATGAAAAAATCATTCATATTCCTTTAACTCTCTGTATGTCATTACCACCAATCTCACACACAATAATGAGATAATGGAAAATATAATCACCGATACGGATTTTATAGGACTTTCCGTAACTATCGCACCATAAATCATTCCTAAGGAACATAGGGTGGCAAATATAGACAGGATAAAATTAGCTGTTTTCATTATATTATTTTTGGGGAAGTTTACTGAACCACTGGTGGAAGCTCTTGTATTTGCTTCATAATGTTAGATACTTCATCCGCATCTACATAGCCGATTACATCATTTGTTATTGAAGTGTTATAGCAAATTCCATTATTATCAAGAACTGCAACCTCATAAGTATCAATACCGTTGGAGTAAAACAAAGTACCTTTTAAAACACTTATTCCATATCCGTTCTCAAACTGCATTTTAGCATGCTTTGCGTTCATATATTCCTCACGGATGGAAGAAGGTAAGAGAAATGCATCTTTAGTCATTTCATGTTGTTTAAAAACCAAATCCTTGAATTGTTTTAGTTCATTCATGTCATTTTAATTATAAGTTTGTTCCCCTCAACGGCTTAAACCGGTTGTCACCCCGAATCTTACGGGAGGGGATATATTAGATCTTTCAGCGATACTTGTGCCTAACCAAGCATACTCCCACGCTAAAGACAAATTGGCGTGCTGAAAGTAAAATCATTTCAACTTCGTGGCTTTACCACCATCAGACATTTACAACCATTCGACCGTTATCGTCTTATCTTCGGTTGCTATCGGTGTCAATTCCGTTCCACTTGCACCCACCACTATCCACCATCACTGGCTTCGCTTACGTGCCTTCGCAGAAATACATCTTTTTATCGTACCAATATGTCAAAGAACTTTAAGTAGCTCCCCTCAACGGCTTAAACCGGTTGTTACCACGAATCTTACGGGAGGGAAGAAATAGTAATCAGATCAAATCACTTTATGTTTCTCTATGTACCTTTGCAATGAATTTACATTGTACCATACCATTCTCCCATCGCGACAAAACGATACTTGCCCACTCTCCCTAACTTTGCGTAGGTAGTCATCGGCACATCCTAAAAACGCCATGGCCTCTTCTCTGCTCAGCCATATCTTATTAACAGGTTGAACTTTCCCGGAATTTATATTTACCTTTTTCATTTTACTTCCTCTTAATAAATTTATTATCTGATTCTTGTTACAATGGTACCGTCAACACCACTTTTAGATATAAAATTATAACCAATCTTATTCAGTCTTGACATAGTAGCACGTACAACATTTTCTTTTATAGCTTTACTTTTAATAAGCCTTGTTTCTCCGACTGCTATACTTTTTAATGTTTCGGCAGGTGATATTTTTTTGATAACTATCGTATTAATATTTTCCATTATATTTGTTTGTTATTTTATTTTTCTTTATGTTTGCGAACGCTGCCATTTAGCAACTTTGTTGATATCGTTGTTTATTAACAACATTGCAAAGATAGATATTGTTGGTAATATAGCAACAATATAGTAGATATTTAACGTATAATTAACATTATGGAAACAAGAGAACGTATTATTTCAGCTTACAACCATCTAAAAGATGTAGGTATTATATCATCTCAACAAAATGTTGCAGATAGAATGGGGATTAGAAAAGAAAGTGTATCTAAAGCGTTTAGTGGTAATAAAAGTTACCTAACCAATACTTTTATTCTTAAATTTAATAATGCTTTTGATAATATGTTTAATAACGACTGGCTTATGGAAGGAAAAGGAGAAATGCTAAAAAACAATCAATCCATTGGAGATATCAAAAACTCAAGTGTACATGGGGTTAACGTAAACGGTAAGGATATATATTTAGAATGCCCATTCGACAAAAACGGTATGGAAATTATTGTGAATATGATTAATCAAAACCAAAAGAATATAGAAATGTTTCAAGAACAAATAAACAGGTTGATTACATTATTGGGAAAGAAGTATAATTAAGAGTAAATAATGAATTACTATTTCTATTGTCAGAAGTACAACAATCAAGGTTAATTGATAGAATACATTTCATGAAGAAGATTAAATTTAGTTTCTTCTAGCATTTCAAAACCTTTTCTTAATTCTTCTGATTCGATATGGCGTTTAGTGATTTTTCTTTTTTTCATAATTCGTTCTTTGAAATGTTTACAATCGGTTACAAGGCTACGTTAAGCAGCCTTGTGTTCACGAATGAGGTTTGAAATAATAATGTATATTTTATCAAGAAAATGGTTACGTTCAGCGATTTCAAGTTTGGACTCATCACGCCTTATTTTCTTGTAGCTGTGTATTGATATCTGGTATAGATAATAAAGCTGTTCATACACTTTGTGCCATACGTCTTGCTGTTTGGTATTTGTGGCGGATGCGTATTTGTTTACCAATTGACGAACTTTGTTGCGTAGCGAGATTTCGGGTAACATTTCTGATGACATTGATACTGATAACAGAAGTTTGCCATTTTTTTCCCTTTCTTGTTCCATCGCATCAAGACGCTTTTCAACATTTTCAAGTCGTTGTTCGTGTTCAAGATTTATATTTGCTTGCATCGCAAACATCTGTGCAGAGGTGAGCGGTTTTTGTTGCTCTTTTAGAGCTTTTTCCATTGCGTTGAAGGCTGCGATATAGTCCAGTTTGAATTTAAGGGCTTTCTTCCCGGTAAAACCCATCGCCAAAAGAGTAAATCCATCACGGTTCATTACGAACATTGGGTATTCTTGCCTATTTTGTTCATTAACATAAATAGTTTCAACAAACATAGGGTCAGCCGAAGTTTCGGCACACCCCTGTATAAGCTCTCTAATAACATCTAAGACATGCTTATGTTCTTTTCCAAACTTTTCAGCCACCAATAGGCTGTTAGTTAAAACTTGGTCATTCTGACCTTTGAATACAAGTTCTGTCATATTGGTTAATTTTATACCTCACCCTTTCTCCCAAGATAATTATTAGGAAGCGCGGATGAACATTGTTAAACTTCAATTATTCATTTTGTTGCTTTAATACTGAATGCTTCTCCAACATCTTTGCTTCATCTCTTATTGGTTATCGTAATACAACGCTTGGGCGCCTGTTGTTAGGTGATGGAACAGAGCAGGTCTTGCCAATAAAAGACATACAGTATAAAACATAAGAGCCTTTTTATCTCACGGCTGTCATTGGTTTTTGCCAAAGTTCCGCTCGGTGGGCACTGATAGAACCGATTGTGGATTTAATCTAACTTATAGGAAAGAAAAAATCCGTTGCTAAAGTAGAGCGGCAACGGATTTCCAAATATAAAGAAGGCTCACGTTTGAGCGATTGTTTAATCATGTGTCTGTTGCCGCTCTACTTGCAACGGGTACAAAGGAATATGATTAACAAGAGATATCCAAAAGTGTTAACAATCGTGCGATATTCCGTTTAAGGCGGTTATAATCCGTTTTGGGTTGTTATGGTTGGTTATTGGGATTATCATGTTTAAATTATTTAACAATATTAAGTACAAATAAATTAAAGCACTCTACTTATCGCAAGCAAAGTGCCTTTCTAATATGGGCGTTGGTCGTAACCCCAACGTGCTCTTATGCTAATTGTGGCAATATATTCACTTTAATCAACGCATCACGAAGAACAGATATAGTTGATAAATCATTCTTGAATACTTCGATGTTGTCCTCGGTAACAAGAGATGCGTAGTTGAGTATCAGTTGAGCAAGATCATCAGCAAGCTGCCTAGGTGATTCCATCTCATTGAAAAGTTCTTGAATACTGGACAAATCGTATTCTTTCTTGTTGCTTTTATTTAATTCCATATTTTTTGTGTATTTTAAAAATTTACAATCTATTAATTAACAATGTTGCAAAATTGAACATGAAAGATGCACCCACCTCATAAGAAAAGTGGGGAAATGAATTTATGTGGCAAAAAACAAGGTTATGCGGCTGGATTCAGCTCACCTTTTATCTGCTTGATGGCTTTCTTCACGTTCCAATCATTTTCATATAGAGCAATAATGAAACGCACACCTTTGGTAGTCCATACTGTATATACACTTGTTCCTGTCGAACCGTCTGAACGTGTGTACGTCTGTGTACGGGTTGAGTGCATCCCCCATGTCGAATAAGGCGCATGTAATATCCACTGCCCGCTTTGTCGGTAAATGATTCCGATTTCTTTCAGCTTCTTGTGCAGCTTTTCAGCATCCATTCCTATCTGCTTGGCGGCTTGTGTACTCGTCTGTGTGTTCACACTCTGCAAGTGGTTGTCGTAGTAGCTGACTTTGGGAGCGGATTTTTTGATTTCCTCTGTCTGAATCTCAATGGTGACTTGCTGTTGTTCGGCTTGGGCTTCAAGTTGCTTTAACCGTTCCTCTCTCTTGGCAAGGGTGGCTTGTGCGATAGTTAGAGCACGTGCCATGATTTCTTCGGGGGTGTCGTCCTGCTTGGTGGCGATGTAGCCGCCTGTCTTGCGGATGGACTTTAAAATCTCCTTTACGCCTTTCTTAAATTCTTTGGCAATTGGCTTGCGGGATTGCATTAAGACTTCATATAAGCCATCTTCGGTTAAGAACCAAACTTGCTGATTTCCACCGGGGGTCGGAAGATTGTTCCGAACCTTTTCATCGTCATCAACAAGGTTTACTAATTTGTTTACGCTACTTTGGTCATACTCGATACACTCTGCCACTTCTTTGGCAAGGAACAACGGATTTTCGGCAGTTCCGTAAACCGTGAATTTGTGCCCAAGCAACTCAGTTTCGCTTAGGACTTGAATAGGTTCTGTTCGCATAACAAAAAAAATGCACCTACTACGAGCTGCGAACAAAACCATAGGATTTTATTTGTGGACGTTTCCATTACCACACTCGGTAGGTGCAATATCTTAATATAAATAAAGATAATACTCGATATGTACTGGCAAAAAATAAACTCCAATGATGAAGTCATAGGAGTTTGCCGCCCCTATAATTTTGTTCGCACTGCGCGAGTAAAGCATAATTTTTGATATGGCAAAACTTTGCAGTGTATTTTTCAAAAAAGCCACGATAGTGTTTACCATAAATATCATTTCTAGTTATATGCCTAGCTATTCCAATTGTATCTTATTTTTTTTACAATATTTCTCAAAAGCACGCTTCCCCTTCTTTATGCAACTAATGTCACACCTCCTATTTTTGCCACCAAAAGAAACTACAAGAAACTTTATTGCCGTAATTCCTACAGCTCCTTTCCCGGATTTTACTATCATTAAGTTATATCCATTTATATCTTCAGTATATCCATCTGTGTCTTCGTGCTCTTCTACAAATTTTGAAAAAAACTTCATCATATCATACACTTCTTGGGCTGTTCCAGATATAACATTAAATCCGTCAAGGTAAATTGTTTCGGAAAACATTAGCGAAAAAACCTTTCTCCCATCATTATATGTTGATACTCCAGACGTATATCCACATCCATCATATATTACTTTAACAACCCTCCCGTTCCCTTGCGAATAAGAAGAGCAGATTGAAATAAACGAAATAAACATCAGTAATAAAATCTTCTTCATACCATATAGCTTTAATTGTTATTCAATGAATCAACGTAAACGCAATCCTCCCAGTTTTGATGCAAGCGACTGCATCGTCATTTTTGCGGCATCTCCGCTACTTTGTAAAACTCTTACATTTGCGGCATCCGTTACTGTCGGAAGTTCATTCTCATACACGTCATTTCCTGTTGCAGCAGCGGCAGCAAATGTTGAAGTTTCAGACAAAGCCATAACCATTCTTGTGGAAACCATATCCACCATTTCATCTACTGTCACATTTTGTTCGTTGCCGTCTTTATC